TTGTTTAACATCTAATTCTTTACCACATATAACATTACGTTTTGCTTTGACAATGTTTTCCCAGTTAGCAAGTAACCAGTCACACATGATCTTCACCGCGACCTCAACATATTGTACAGGTAGAGTTCCATCGAAATTGGAATAATCTCCTGCAATTACGTTAGATCCTTGTCGTTGAAGACGTTGTGCGAGCTTAGTCCATTCCACAGAGGTAGGGTTAATACCAACGGCCAGAGAGTTATCTACGCGATTCCTCATAGCGTGTGCAATGAACGGGAGAAAATATTGTCTAAAAGCAATACTGTAATGCATAGGGCAAGCTGTGAATAAACGAGTTTTACCGACATTAGCTTTAGCAATTGGAATTTTAGCATCCTTCAGTGTATCTATCCAGATAACTTCAGGGCGCGTATTATCCAAAATGCTTTGCTTCAATCGTTCGACGTCGTCTAACAGCGCTAAACAATGCGAGTTCGTCAAGTCATAATCCATATCTTTTCCAAACCAACCTTGCTTACCTACAGTTCCAGATGGTTTATGGAACGTATAAGGAAAACCAGGGGCAGTTTGTCGATTTATAGCGTTGATGAAAGGGTCACCATCTATTCCAATGATAGCCTCTTCAATAGTCAATGGCTGTTTATACCATTCGGGAGTATTTTGATATTCTCGATGATAAAAAATAACCATAGACTCATAAACCGTTTGCACTCGATCATCGGGCACATAAGGTCTAACAACACCATATTTCGATCGTTGTAATTTCATGGGGTCAATTCGATTTCCATTCGGGTCTGTAAACGGTCGTAAATATCCAGGTTTATTCGGGGATACACACAAAGCTCCAAAAGCGGCGGATTTAGTCATAGCAGTTTTGACACTACCATTAATCCTCACGCCAACTTTCGTTCCGTGCAATTGAAACACACCATTTTCCCTTAAAATGTCACTACGAACATCGAAGGGAACAACAGCATGTCCATATTGCGATGAAGATTTAAAATGGGACATCATCTTAACAATCATCTGTTGAGTGATACTAACAGAGATGCCTTCAACAACACCCATCAAACCAGCAATATGTATACCTACAATCTTCTTGGTAATGCTACTGCTCCGCGCAAGCAAAACTGATCCACAGTCTCCAGGCACAGTAACAGCGTGATACAAGTAAGATCCTCGATTTGTAATTATTTCATCTCGCATATTAGTTTCAACCAAGCTATCTTCAGGAGTTAGAGTAGACAAATAAAATATTTCGCGATAATGGCGAATACCTTTTTGCCTATCCTTTTCAGTCGCAGTCTGATATCGTGCTAAGATACCAGGATTGTGACCTACTCTGAAGAGATCTTGTTCATCAATAATATGTTTAAAAGCTTGAGCGTAACATCCAGCGTTAACCGGTAGTTGAATTATTGCTAAGTCACGAGTCTCATGTTCTACATGATTCTCTTGACTAAGAATAACTTCTACAGGGTAACAACTAGTCGTAACAGCAAAAGCGTCTTCGAGACAAAATTCCAAAGTGTAGCCTAGTTCCATATCCATTTTAATTGCACGTAAGAAGTGTTTCGGTATTAAACCTAATCGACCTCCTAACATGAATATTTGTCCATAATAAGTTGT